GCTCTTGAGCAAACGCGCCTCGGTAAAGCGAAAGAGGACAGAGCAGAAGCAGAAAGCAGTTGAGGATAAAACAAACATTGTGCCAGCGATACCAATTGCTGCCGCATACGATGTGGAAGAAGCACAAAATATTGTGTTTAAACCCAATCCGGGTCCACAAACAGACTTCCTTGCCGCCACAGAAAGACAAGTCCTCTTTGGCGGTGCGGCTGGTGGTAAAGTAAATACGCTTTCTATCGCTACCTTTTCGTGGTAACACGATCAAAATAAACTTCGTGAACTGCTGGAAAACTTTTATCCTGTCTCACGCTACAACGTAACTGGCAACGGTAAGCGTGAATGCTTGAAAAGAGAGACAGTTAAGCAATCAGCAGCCAAGCATCTCACTGAGATGAAGGTTCAGAGGCCATCCCGTAAGGGAGTAGGGGAAACCCGAAGCGCGAAGCCCCTGTTATGCAGGGTGAAGATATGGTCCAAAGCAAATCTAGTATTTGACCAGCGAAAGCTGAAGTACCAATAGGTAGAACCATGCAATATTTGTTGTACAAGGCGACATCGCCTTCTGGAAGAACATACATAGGTGTTACAAAGAAATTCAAGCGCCGAATGAAAGAGCACGGAACCAGTCCGTACACTTTTGGTAGAGCACTACGAAAGTATGGCAGAGAGAACTTTAGCTACGAGTTTGAACTGTTTCCTGACGTAGAAGCGGCCTTGACACGGGAAGCTGAACTTGTTACAGTCGAAGCACTACAGTCTGGTAGACTATACAATCAGTCTGTAGGTGGCAAATTCAGCGACTCACTGCGAGGAAAAAATCCTATGCACAATCCCGAAGTACTCAGTAAGCATCCTAATCTGTTCAGTGCTGAGAACAATCCTATGAACGATCCAGAAGTACGCGAAAGAGCTAAAAAGGCACATGATAGCTACAAGAAAAAGGTATCTATTGATGGTGTCGTGTATAACGGTGTTAGGGAAGCAGCTAGGCAGCTAAACTCGTACAGGCAATTTGTTGTGCACAGGCTGCGGTCTTCAAACTACCCAACATGGTTCTACGTCAAAGACTAGATTTGCTTTGGGCAAAAGTTTTGCTATGTTAGCCGACCCTCTTCGTGACATGAACAATCCCGGCTTCAGCGGACTACTTGTGCGTCATACGACTGAAGAACTTCGTGAACTGATTATGAAGTCTCAGGAGTTGTATCCTAAAGCTATTCCGGGCATCAAGTGGAGTGAACGTAAGCAGCAGTGGATTACGCCCAGAGGTGGCACATTGTGGATGTCCTATCTTGATAGAGATATGGATGTCATGCGCTATCAGGGTCAGGCATTCAACTGGATTGGCTTCGACGAGTTGACGCAATGGGCTACGCCTTTCTCTTTCAACTACATGGGGTCGCGTCTTCGTACTGCTGATCCTTCGTTGAAACTCTACATGCGTTGCACAAGCAACCCCGGTGGTCCCGGACACAGTTGGGTGAAAAAAGGTTTCATTGATCCGTCACCATACGGCAAAGCATTTTGGGCTGTAGACTTTGAGACAGGGGAGCAGCTTACCTTCCCCAAAGGCCACAGCCGAGAAGGTGAAGCACTCTACAAACGTCGCTTCATTCCTGCTACCCTATTTGATAACCCTTATCTTGCATCTGATGGGCAGTATGAGGCTATGCTGCTGTCTATGCCCGAGAACCAACGACGGCAGCTTCTGTATGGAGATTGGGATGTTGCAGAAGGTGCAGCCTTCCCCGAGTTCAACAGGCGCATACACGTAGTTGACCCATTCCCTATACCGAATGGGTGGACACGCTTCAGGGCTGCAGACTACGGCTACGGCAGCATGACAGCAGTTCTGTGGTTTGCTGTAACACCTTCTGAGCAACTAATCGTGTATCGTGAACTCTATGTCAAGAAGGTTACAGCAGTCGATCTTGCTGACATGATCAATGACATTGAACGTGAAGAAAAGATGCGCTATGGTGTGCTTGACTCGTCTTTGTGGCACAAGCGTGGCGACACGGGGCCGTCTCTTGCTGAGCAGATGATCATGCGTGGCTGCAGATGGCGTCCTTCAGATCGCAGCAAAGGCTCTCGTGTGGCAGGCAAAAACGAGTTGCACAGAAGGCTGCAGCTAGATGAGTTTACACAAGAGCCTCGGCTTATCTTCTTCTCTACTTGCACGAACATCATCGCTGAGTTGCCTATTCTGCCTCTAGACAAAAAGAACCCGGAAGACGTAGATACTTCAGCCAACGACCACGGATACGACGCATTACGCTATGGCATAATGAGCCGCCCGCGCAGCAGCATCTGGGACTACGACCCTGCCTCAAGTGGCAATAGATTCAAGCCTGCAGACTCTGTTTTAGGATACTGACACATGGAAGAAGAACTCTTTGAAACTGATGCGTCCTCTTCGCTGAAGGATAAGGCTAAGGACGACACAGTTGATACGAAAGCTGGCAGCCTTGTCAGCTACGTCATGGGACGATTTACTGAAGCAGAAGATGCACGTCGAGTTGACGAAGATCGTTGGCTCATGTCGTATCGCAACTATCGCGGTCTGTATGGTCCTGAAACTCAATTCACTGAAACTGAAAAGTCTCGTGTTTTCGTCAAGATCACTAAGACTAAGGTTCTTGCAGCCTATGGTCAGATTGTTGACGTACTCTTCGCCAATAACACGTATCCGCTGACTGTTGATCCTACTACGCTGCCTGAAGGTGTAGCAGATACAGTCCATATGGAGACTAACCCTCAGGCTGAACAGGGTATTGATCAGCTTCGTGAAGCCTTTGGCAAGAAGCCTGTTCGTAATCCTTTGTTTGGGCCTGATACGAAACTTGAGCCGGGGGATACCTTTGATACTCTTCAGCGCCGTCTAGGTGGCATGAAGGATCAGCTTGCACCTGTTATGGAAAAGCTGGTTGAAGGCCCCGGCACTACACCTACTGCAATGACCTTCCACCCTGCAATGATTGCAGCCAAGAAGATGCAGAAGAAGATCATGGATCAGCTTGAAGAAAGCAATGCCAACAAGCAGTTGCGTCTTGCTGCATTCGATTGCGCCCTCTTTGGCACAGGCATTATGAAGGGGCCTTTTGCGCTCAACAAAGAGTATCCGAATTGGGATGATGACGGCACCTACAACCCTGTAATCAAAACTGTGCCGTCTACTGCTTATGTCTCTGTGTGGAACTTCTATCCTGATCCTGATGCTGCGAACATGGATGAAGCAGAGTATGTGATTGAGCGTCACAAAATGTCTCGTTCACAAATGCGGGCACTCAAGCGCCGCCCCTACTTCCGCTCCAATGCAATCAATAGCGCCATTGAACGTGGTGAAAGCTATGAGCGTAAGTATTGGGAACTTGCGATGGAAGATGATCGCGCTCACGACAAGGCTGAACGCTTTGAGGTATACGAATATTGGGGCTACGTTGACACTGAAGTGCTGAAAGAGCATGACATTGATATTCCGCGTGATCTTCGTGATCTGGATCAACTTAGTGTCAACGCATGGGTTTGTAACGGACAAGTGCTGCGTCTTGTGATGAACCCGTTTAAACCGAGCATCATCCCTTACTTTGCAGCCCCCTACGAAGTCAACCCTTACAGCTTCTTTGGCGTAGGCATTGCTGAAAACATGACTGACACGCAGCAGCTAATGAATGGCTTCATGCGTATGGCAGTAGATAATGCTGTCTTGAGTGGCAACCTTATTTTTGAAGTAGATGAGACTAATCTTGTACCGGGGCAAGACATGACACTGTATCCGGGTAAGATATTCCGCAGACAAGGTGGCGCTCCGGGTCAAGCCCTGTTCAGCACAAAGTTCCAGAACGTCACGGGCGAGTTGATGCAACTCTTTGATAAAGCTCGTGTTCTTGCAGATGAAAGCACAGGCTTCCCCTCATTTGCACATGGTCAAACAGGTGTAAGCGGCGTAGGCAGAACTGCAAGCGGCATCTCGATGCTGATGTCTGCAGCCAATGGCAGCATCCGCACTGTGATCAAGAACATTGACGACTATCTGATTGCACCTCTCGGTAAAGCCCTCTTCAGCTTCAACATGCAGTTCGACTACGATCCGGAAATTAAAGGCGACCTTGAGGTTAAAGCACAAGGCACTGAAAGCCTCATGGCAAATGAAGTTCGCAGCCAGCGGCTTATGCAATTTCTTGGCGTCGTGTCTAATCCTGTGCTTGCACCCTTTGCCAAGATGGATTATATTGTACGTGAGATTGCAAAGAGCATGGACCTTGATCCTGACAAACTCACTAACTCCCTTGCTGATGCTGCAGTTCAAGCTGAGATACTGAAGCAGTTCGCGCAGCCCGCACCGCAGCCTCCAGAGGCAGCAGGAGGGCCACCCGGAGTCCCAGCACCCGCAGCAGCAGGACAGCCTCCTCAAGGCGCAGGAGTGGCTGACATGACAGGTGGCGGCGCAGGCAACATCGGAGTAGGTGCTGCAGCGCGTCCGGGCGAATCCGGGTTTAGCGGAAACATTCAATGAGCCTAAAGAGCTTCGTAAATAACCACAGCCTGTGGAGCAGCTTTCTTGATATGCTGAATGCTGAGATTGCTGTTCAACACAAACGCATGGAACAAGTCGCAGATAACGTAGAACTGCATCGAGCACAAGGTGAGATTGCAGCTTTGCGTAAGCTGATTATGCTGAGGGATAAGTTGAATCATGGTTGACACGACTGCTGCAATACAGAAAACAAAAGTTTGCACAACGTGTAAAGAAGAGAAACTACTGTCTGAGTATTCTCCGCGCAAAGATCGTCCCTTAGGCGTTCACTATTCTTGTAAGCCTTGTCTGGCGCTTAGAGCAAAAGAAGAAAGAAAGAGAAAAGAGTACACGGAAGAAGAAAGAAACGTAGCTAAGATTAGGGCGGCAGAGTGGAGAAAAAATAATCCGTTGCGCAATAAAGAAATGAAGGCTAATTGGGCTATACTTAATCCACACAAAAGAAGGGCTGCTCTTGCAAAGTACGAAATTTCAAAACAAAAAAGAACACCCAAGTGGTTGACTAAAGAGCACTACGAAGAAATTGAAAATTTTTATTGGCACGCTCAGGACTTAAAAAGAGTAACTGGCTATATGTATCATGTGGATCATATTGTTCCACTTAATGGAAAAAATGTTTGTGGTCTTCACGTTCCGTGGAATCTGCAAGTTTTACCATACGACATAAACTTAAGCAAAGGTGGCACATACCATGATGAATACAGATAAGCAACAGGCTTCAATGTTGGCGCGAGAGGGCGGCATTGCAGACGATGGCATGGACGTTGATCCTGTCAGCGGCAACGAAGTTCCTTCTGGAAGCATGGCTGAAGAAGTACGTGACGACATCCCTGCACAACTTTCGGGCGGCGAATATGTTGTAAGCGCAGATGTGCTGCGATACTATGGTGTAGCCTTCTTCGAGAAACTTCGTGCTGAAGCCAAGCGTGGCCTCTCTGAGATGGAAGCAGGTGGCCGCATTGGTGGTGAACCTGTTGAAATGGAAGACGATCTTCCCTTCGATGTATCTGAACTTCAGACTTCAGGTGGCGACAACACTGACATGCAGATGGCACAAATGGGCATGGCTCAAGGCGGCGTCGTGAAGATGCAAGAAGGCGGCGCAATGACGCAGCCTGCTACATCAACCTTTAATCCTGCTCAATATCAAACTGTTGGCGGCTCCTATTTTCAAACGGGTGCTGCACCTACGCATGAATACAGGGTGTATCAGAATGCACAAGGGCAGACTATCAGCATCTTGTTTATCAATGGTGTAGCACAGCAGCCTATTCCTGAAGGCTATTTCCCGCAAGGGCAGGCACCTCAAGTGCAGCAGCCTACTCCTTCAGATAGTGGCAATGACAGGGACGAAAGACCGCCAGAACCTGTAAAATCGTTTAGCGAATATACTGCAGAAGATTGGGTAAAGTATAAGCCTGATTCTGGTATAGGCGGCAAACTTGGTCAGATTGCAGGCGGCGTCATTGGTGGCGCATTCTTGGGGCCTGCTGGGGCACTGCTTGGCGCTAAAGGCATGGAAGAGGCTATGGCCCGCAATTCCATTAATGCGTACAATGCCTTTAATGACTTCGTTGGCAGTATGAATGTAAATGATCCTAACTACGCTGAACTTGCTAAAAAGCGTAATGACATTTTTGGTGAACTTACAGCCAAACAAGAGGAAGACCCCGGCTTGTTCACCCGTATCGTAAATGAAATCTTTGGCACGACTGAGATTGCTAAACCCAAAGGCGGCGGTGGTCGCAGCACAGGTGGCGGGGGTGGTGGTCGTACTGCTGGCGGCGGGGGCGGTGCAGCATCTAGCAGAGACGAAGGGGCTGGCGCTGTAGTTACACCTGTTACAACTAGTCGTGCAGCATCTGCTCCTGCTAGAGGCGGTCGTGGTACAGGTGCTACCGCTACTCGCGGCACCTCTACAACACGAGTTCGAGATGTCACTGCACTGGAAGGCCCTGAAGCTGCAAGCGTTACTCAACGTAAGGCAGAAGATCAAAAACTCGGCGCAGGGGCACGAGGTGCAGCACAGGGTGGCCTCATGGTCAAAGCACGTGTTGCAAAGAAGGCTGCAAAAAAGCGCCCCATCAAGACAACTGATGCTTGACATTTGCTAAAACTAGTGTCACAATAATCAGGCGACCTGTTATTACTAACAGCCCCATACAAGGAGTACATTATGGCGGAACTCGGCACCATTGAAGCCCCCAAAGTTGCAGGCTTCGTTACTACAGACTCTCGTAACACAGCATTCAAAAAGCGCATTGAAGAAGATGAGAAAGAGCTTGAGGCACTCATCAAGCAGCGCAAAGGTGAAGCCCCTGAAGCAGAAGAGGATGAACCTAAAGTTGAAGCCAAGGCTGAGCCTGAAGCTGAAACAGAAGAGAAGCTGTCCGCTGAAGAACAGACATACAAAAAGCGGTATGGCGACCTTCGTAGGCATATGAATGAGCTTACTGAGAAGATCAAGGAACTTGAGGCTGCACAAAAAGAAGGCAAGATCACACCGCCTAAGAATGAAGCTGATGTTGCTGCATGGATGAAGAAGTATCCTGATGTTGCAGCTATCGTTGAAGCTATTGCTGAAAAGAAGGCTTCAGAGAAGTTCTCAGGAGCAGAAGCACGGCTGAAACAGATTGATGCAATGAGTGCCGAAGCTGAACGCAAGAAGAATGAGTCTGAAATTCGTGCTGTTCACAAAGACTTCGACGATCTACGAGACAGCGACGTATTCCACGAATGGGCAGCAGAGCAGCCTAAGTGGGTGCAAGACGCACTATATGAAAACGCAGATGATCCCAAGAGTGTCATCAAAGTCATTGACTTGTACAAATACGAGAATGGCCTTGATGTGAAGGGTCGCAAAGCTGCAGCCAAAGATGCTGCCTCTGCAGTTATGACGAAGAGGGCCAAGCCTGAAGTTGACGCTGACGGTGGCGGCAAGAAGGTCTACGAAAGCCAAGTGCAGAAGATGTCTACACGTGAGTATGAAGCACGTCAAGACGAAATCATGGAAGCTATTCGTAACGGCAACTTCGTCTACGATATTTCTGGTGGAGCACGATAAAAAGTGCTTGACAATAGAAATTGCCTAT